ATACTTTATTTCTTGGGATGAAGCTGGACAAAGATGGACTGGTAAAGACGATCAACAAAATTCATTCGCTTGGTCACCTGACACTTCATCTTGGATTGCTACAGGCAATTAAGTTAAAAGATTTTTAAACAGGAGTAGTGACTTATGGGATCACCCAATGGCGGTATAGTAGGAGTAATCAATCCAACATCGTTTGGAAAGGACACTCTTACAACTGTCACAACAGGATCAACAACATTAACAACACAACCAGGAACTAGAATAGCACAATATTTAGTTGTTGCTGGTGGTGGTGGAGGTGGTTTTGTAGCATCAGGAGGAGGTGGAGCTGGAGGTTTTAGAACAGGTTGTTTATCAGTTTGTGGATCCGCACCTTATCCATTAGTAGTAGGAGGTGGTGGAGCTTCAGGACCGACATGTTTTGCTAAAGGATCTTCAGGAACAAATTCGGTATTTTCAACAATCACATCAGCAGGTGGTGGTGGTGGAGCAGGTTCTTCAGGTGGAGGATGTACAGGTGCACTAGCAGGATCAGGAGGTTCAGGTGGTGGTGGAGGTGGTGGCAATGCTTCTAATTTTTACGCTGGAGGAGCAGGAAATACACCACCAGTAAGTCCACCACAAGGAAATCCAGGAGGTACAAATACTAGTCCATCTGGACCACCAGCATTTGCTGGATCAGGTGGAGGTGGAAGTAATGCAGCAGGTTCAACTGGAAGTTCTGCAGCAGCTGGAAATGGTGGATCAGGAACAGCAAACTCAATTTCAGGATGTTCAGTGACTTATGCAGGAGGTGGAGGAGGAGCTTCAGATGCAAATAATCCAGCTTCTGGTGTAGGTGGAGCAGGTGGAGGTGGAGCAGGTGCAATAGCATCTGTAAGATGGTTTAATGGGTAATGGAAACGAATTCGCTTGGTCACCTGACACTTTATCTTGGATTGCTACAGGAAATTAAATTAAAGAGTTTTTAAACAGGAGTAGTGACTTATGGGATCACCCAATGGCGGTATAGTAGGAGTAATCAATCCAACATCGTTTGGTAAGTGTACTGTCACATCTCAAACATCATCTGGAACATTAACAACGCAACCTGGAACTAGATTAGTTCAAACACTAGTAGTAGCTGGTGGTGGTGGAGGAGGTGGAAGTGTTGGTGGTCATAATGCTGGTGGAAGTGGAGGTGGAGGTTATAGAACTTCTTGTTCACTTTCAGTTTGTGGAAATACAGGTTATCCAATTACAATAGGAGCAGGAGGAGCAGGAGGAGCTCCAGGAAATAATCCAGGATCTCAAGGAAGTTCAACAATTTTTTCAACAATTACAAGTGCAGGTGGAGGTTATGGAGGTGGAGGTAATTCAGGTAGTCCAGGTGGAACAGGTGGATCAGGCGGAGGTGCAGGATCTAATGCTGCAGCATCAGGTGGAACAGGAAATACTCCTCCAGTAAGTCCGCCGCAAGGAAATGATGGTGGAGGAACAGCAGGAGGAGGTGGTGGAGCAGCTGGTGGTGGTGGAGCTGGTTCTGCAGGAAATCCTAAATGTGCTTCTCCAAATCCATCAACAGGAGGATCAGGTGTAGCAAACTCAATTTCAGGAAGTCCAGTAACTTATGCAGCAGGAGGAAATGGTGCTGGTGCTAATACATGTATCGGAACTGCAAATACAGGAAATGGAAATTTTGGTAGAGGACAAGCAGGAGCAGGTGGTACAGGCGGTTCGGGAATCGTTATCGTAAAAGAATTAAACAAGGCAACAGGTGTTTGGAATTTAAAAAGTCAATTTAGTGCACAGAAAAGCGGAACGTGGCCAAAACCAGCAACTCAACCTTTTAGTGCTAACTTTTTAGTAGTAGCAGGTGGAGGCGCGGGTGCAGGAGCAGGAAATAATGGTGGTGGTGGAGGAGCTGGTGGATTTAGAACATCATTCCCAGGTGGATCAGGTGGTGGAGCATCACCAGAATCAGCATTAACATTAACAGCAGGAACAGCATATCCAATTACAGTCGGAGCTGGTGGAACAGGTAACTGTTCACCTGGTCAAGGTCCTGCTACAACTGGAAGTCCTTCAATATTTTCAACTATTACTTCAACGGGTGGTGGAGTTGGTGGAGTTTTTTCTTTTCCAGCAGCAGGAACACCGGGTGGATCAGGCGGAGGTGCTGGACAAGGTGCTGGTACTACAGGTGGAACTGGAACAGCTAATCAAGGATTTGATGGTGGAAACAATAATACTGGAAACTCTGGAGCAGGTGGTGGTGGAGCAGGAGCTGTAGGACAAGCGTCTTCAAATTCTCCATATATTACAGGTAACGGAGGTATTGGTGTAGAAAGTTCTATATCAGGTTCTCCAGCGTATTATTCAGGTGGAGGAGGAGGTGGAGTACATCAAAGTCAACCACCTGCAACTTTCCCAGTTGGATATGGAGTAGGAGGTACAGGCGGTGGAGGAGGTGGAGCAACAAGTATTGGTCCAAGAGGACCGAGTCCTGCTCAAAGTGGAACAGCTAATACAGGAGGTGGAGGAGGTGGTTCTTCTGAAGGTATTTCTCCTAGATTAGGTGGAAATGGTGGATCAGGTATTATTATTGTTAGATATCCATTAGAAGCAGCACCAGCTATAACTTTAGCACCAGGTACAAACGTTGAAACAACAGCACCAAATGGAGAAAAAATTGCAACATTTACAGTTTCTGGTACATTGACTGTTGCATCATTTTAAATAATTATTTACTCTTTACAAATTCTATAGAAAATAATATATAGTATTTAGAAATGAATCTACAGAATTACTACTATTACTTTCAAAGCGCACTCACACCTAGATTTTGTGATGAGTTAATTAAATATGGAATTTCTCAACAAGAACAATTAGCACTTACAGGTGGTCAAACTAATAAAATTAAAGAAGGTAAAGATTTAAAAGAAGAAGATATAATAGATTTAAAAAAGAAAAGAGATTCAAATATAGTTTGGCTAAATGATCGTTGGATCTACAAAGAAATTCAACCTTTCATTCATCAAGCAAATAGATTAGCAGGTTGGAATTTTGATTGGGATTTTTCAGAAAGCTGTCAATTTACAAAATATAAATTAAATCAATTTTATGATTGGCATTGTGATTCTTGGGAAACTCCTTATGCAAATAAAGATAATTCAGATACATTTGGTAAAATTAGAAAACTATCTGTTACATGTTGTCTATCAGATCCTAAAGATTATGAAGGCGGAGAATTAGAATTTGATTTTAGAAATATGGATCCTGATAAACCTACTGTTAAGAAATGTGCAGAAATAGCTCCACGTGGAAGTATAGTTGTATTTCCATCTCATGTTTGGCATAGAGTTAAACCTGTAACGAAAGGAACAAGATATTCATTGGTTATATGGAACCTTGGATATCCATTTAGATAATGGCAAAAACAGATCAATTAAACTCATCAATTTATTTTAGTTCACCAGTCTATTCTATAGAAATACCTGAATGGGTAGATGATGCAAATAAAGTTTGCGATAAATATATTAAAACTGCAAGAGATAGTAATAAACAAGCTATTAAAGATAGAGAAAAAAAATTAGGTAAAAAAATAGGTGACCATGGAATGAGTTATCATTCTACATCACTAGTTGGAGATCCTGCTTTAAAAGAATTACAAGAATATATTGGTTCAACATCTTGGAATGTTTTAGATCATATGGGTTATAATTTAACTAATTATGAATTATTTTGGACTGAATTCTGGGTACAAGAATTTGGTGAAAAAGGTGGTGGACACCATGAAGGTCATATACATTATGATAATCATATATCTGGTTTTTACTTTTTAAAATGTTCAGATAAAACTTCAATGCCAGTATTTCACGATCCACGTCCAGCTAAACTTATTACACAGTTACCATTAAAGAATGAACAAGATATAACATTAGGAACACATCAAATTCATTACAGACCAAAACCAGGAACGATGATATTCTTTCCAGCTTATATGGAACATCAATATGTAGTGGATGATGGTGTAGAACCATTTAGATTTATTCATTTTAATCTACAAGCTGTGAGAAAAATGATTACTGATACAGTAAGAGTACAAACTAAAGCAGAAAACAAAAAGGAGAAAAAATGAGTTTTAAAAAAGATAAATACGTAGTTATTAAAGAAGCGGTATCTGAAGATCTTGCAAAGTTTTGTTATGATTATTTCATGATGAAGAAACAGGTCGCGCGCACGATGTTTGATAATAAATACATTAGTCAGTTTACTGAATATTTCGGCGTTTGGAATGATCAACAAGTTCCAGATACATATTCACATTATTCAGATATCGTAATGGAAACATTACTTACAAAATTACTTCCAGTAATGGAAGAGAATACAGGATTAAAATTAAATCCTAATTATTCATATGCACGAATTTATAAAAAAGGTGATGTATTACATAAACATAAAGATAGATTTTCATGTGAGATATCTACAACTATGCATTTAGGTGGTGGTTGTTGGCCAATATATTTAGAACCAGATGCATCACAAGGTGGTGTAGATGAAAAGACAGGTAATTATAAAGCATCAAAATCTAAAGGTGTTAAAGTAATGTTACAACCTGGTGATATGTTAGTTTATAGAGGAAATGAATTAGAGCATTGGAGAGATAAATTATCTTTTGATGACTGTGGTCAAGTATTTTTACATTACAATAATATAGAAACTAAAGGATCTAAAGAAAATATATACGATCGTAGACCTCATTTAGGACTTCCAGCTTGGTTTAAAAAATAATGATTATTAAAAAGAATGTGCTTTCTAAAGAAGAAAGTAATCTTCTTTTAAAGGAAACTATATTTAATGATAATTTTCCTTGGTATTATTTACATGACTCTGCAACTTTAGAAGAAAAAAGTAATACATTTAATTATTCTTGGTATCATGCTTTAGTTTTAGATGGAAAAATAAATTCTAGTTTTTATAAATTATTTGAATCTTCAATTTTAAATATAACAGAAAGATTTAAATTAAAGGATAAAATTATTAATAGAATTAGATTAGGTAAAACAATATCTATTGGTAAAAAATATATAAATAATTCACATATTGATCAACACGAAAAACATCAAACTATTTTATATTATTTAAATGATAGTGATGGAGATACTTATTTTTATAAAAAAGATAAAAAAACAATAGAAAAACAAATAACTCCAGAACAAAATAAAGCAGTTTTATTTAATGGTTTAATTTATCATGCAAGTAGCAAGCCAATTAAAAATATGTATAGGTTAGTTTTAAATATAAATTTAATAGATGCTTAAAGAACATAAAGTAAATAAATTAGATAATTTTATAAAAGGTTGGTACATTGATAAAAATGTATGTGAAAACTTAATTAAATTTTTTAATATTAATAAAGATAAAGCAATAGAAGGAACAGTTGTTGACGGTATTAAACCTAAAATTAAAAAATCAACTGATTTAAGTGTATTATTTAATACACCTACTTTAGAAATACAAAATTACAATAAAAAATTATTAAATTGTGTAAATGAATATATAAAAATATACCCATCATTAAAGAATAATTTAAGTGAATGGGGAATATCAGAACCATTTAATATTCAAAAATATGAAAAGAAAGAAGCATATTTTGGATGGCATACTGAAAGAGTTAATGGAAACGATAAGTTTGGAAAAAGACTTTTAGCATTTATGACTTATTTAAATGATGTAAAAGAAGGTGGAGAAACAGAATGGTTATATCAAAAATTAAAAATAAAACCAGAAAGAGGTTTAACATTAATCTGGCCAGTTGACTGGCTGTTTTTACATAAAGGAATAATAGCTAAAAAAGAAGAAAAATTTATAGTTACAGGTTGGTTTTCTTTTCTATAATTTATTCAATATAATTGAAATTTATTAAAGATCTTATTTTTTGATCTGTGCATGTAGTGCCAGCGTGTTCTAAACTTGATTTAAAATAAACAAATTTATTTTCTTCGCTTTTTATTATTTTTTTGTTTTTTTTAAAAATAGTATATCCATCATTACTATTGATATAAAATATAGCAGTAGTACAGGTAAAACCTGGATAATCTACGTGATAATCATGTTGTATTAGTTTATTACTTTTAGGAACAAGATTTGCTTTTATTCTTAAAAGTTTTTTTATTTTTAATTTATTTAAAATTGGTCTTAACACTTCAAAATAAATAGAAGGTTTTTCATCATTATAAAATAAATGAGTAAATTGAATATCACCATCATTATTACGTGCTATTCCATTTTGTAAAAACCATGGAAAAAAGGTATCATGCAATAATGTATTTTTTATTTTTAAGAAATCTTCCTTATTTAAAAAATTATTTACTTCTTTCATCCATTCTATCTATATATTTTAACCTTTTATATATCAAGGAAAAGTGATATAAAACCCGTTTACTAGGGGTTTTATGCCAATTAATAAACTACAATTTAAACCAGGAATAGATAAACAAAATACTCAATACGGCGCAGAAGGTGGTTGGGTTGATTGTGATATGGTCCGTTTTAGATACGGCGTTCCTGAAAAGATAGGTGGATGGCAACCTGCCGTTGGTACTAACTTAATTGGTGCTGCAA